CATCACACTCAATTACTACTTTTGCTGTCATTTCTATCTCCGTAATTTAGCGGTCATAACAAGAAGTTCCACGGGAATCGCTTCGCTCATCCCGTGAACAGTTGTCGTTATATTGCTAATCCTTTATCTCTAATATTTTGCAACCGGCTAGATAAAATACTTAATGAACATCTATTAAGCCTTTCTAAACATTTGCACCCGCCGTTCGTATGCATACCGGTCGGTTTTTTTACGATGCAGTTACCATCTGTGCATCCAGAAAACCCTTTAAATAAATACTCTCCTATTGTTGTTTTTTTAGAGTGTTTTCTGCATTTACATCCAGGCTGTCCCTCACAGTCAGCTTCATTACAGTATTGTTTGTTCATTTTTCTTAATTCAGATATTCTTCCGCTCATATTTTGTAAGTCAGCCATGTTGCCAGCTAAAACATTAAATAAACTTTCTCTACCTTCGAAGTTTAAATCTAATGAATCTAAATACCTGTTTATTGCTTTTTCATTATTCATTTTCAATATCATCACAAAACCCTCCCAGGGTATTCAATAGGCCAGCTAATTCCGTGATTAATGGCGTAGTTGTATGCCTGCCCGCTGGCATTTGTGGCTGGGTTTTTAGTTTTTACCTTTAGCTTTTCAGCTATTACCCGCCATTTCATGCCGGTGGCTCTGAGTTCACAGGCTTTTTGTCCAACTGGCTTATCCGGTTCCCGATCAGAATGGTATGTCATCAAACTCCCCATCAGTTGGGTCACCTGATGCAGGTCCAGTTTGTTGACTGCTTTGTGCTGGCATCGGAATTTGTCCGGTATTTTGTTTGGTTCCACTGGGTTTTCCGCCAAGCATTTGCATTTCATTAGCGACAATTTCAGTCGAATACCGATCTTGTCCGCTCTGGTCTTGCCATTTGCGGGTTTGCAATTTACCTTCAAAATAAACCTGCTGGCCTTTTTTCAGATATTGAGCTGCAATTTCTGCTAATTTTCCAAAGATGACAATTCGGTGCCATTCGGTTTTTTCAACCTGATTACCGGTGTTTTTATCTCTCCAGCTTTCGTTAGTTGCTACCGATGCATTAACGATCGCGTTGCCGCCCTGGGTGTATCGTGTGTCGGGATCTTTACCCAGCGTGCCGACGATGATTGCTTTATTTACGCCTCTGGCCATGATTATGATTTCCAGAAAAGTAAGGCGACGTTTGCCCAAAATGCTACGGTGAATAGCACGACTAACCATCGACATAGAATGGTATTATCTTTTTTTGGTTTTATGCTCTGTCTGGGTTCATTCATGGTGATTTATGCCTATGTCATGAGTTTTGGTTTTGAGTTTTGCCAGTAGTTTTATGGTTGGCTTTAGTTCTACGGGTTGGCTTTTTAACTGCATATGATTTCTGCGTACCAGTTCTGCTCTGCTGATCAGTTCCAGGTTGTTGATGTCACAATTTGTTTTGTCTTCATCAATAAAGGTGACAGTGTGTGATTCTGGAATAAGGCCATTGTGCTTTTCCCAAATGACATGGTGTTTGTGACGGTACCGGGTTGGTTGTCCGTTATAGGGGTTTGGCTCGGCTACTTTTATCAGGATATAGCCGTCTTTACTGCAAGTACGTTCGGTGCCAAGTGGGTTTTTATTGGCTGGGATGCTGCCTTTTTTAAAGCAGCCGCTATTCACTTTCATCACGCCTTTTGTGCCAGCGTTCCATGGTGTGCTGCCTTTTTTAAAGTGACCTGTTCGATCTGATTTGATTCGATGGTTCTTTAAAAAGCTGATGATTTGGGCACTGGTTCTCTCGGTACCAAATTCTTTATTAAATGCCCTGGCGAGTGCTATTTGAGAAAGCTTTTTATAATTTGTTTTTAGCCAGTCAGCCTGGTCATCGGTAAACAACCGGTACTTGCAGGAGGTTTGCCCTGGTAAGCGTCCAGATTTAAATCGGCGATTTTTAATGGCTGATTTTATAGCACTAATACTCTGTTTGGTGCCAAATTTTTCATTAAACTCGAAGGTGAGCTCTGGGATAAGCATAAGCTTGTATCCATCGCATATGTAGTCGAGTTGTGCCTGAGAGTATTTCACTGCTGCTGGTCTTCAATCAATTTCAAGGTAGAACTTGTGTTGAATATTTCAGGTAACTTTTTAGACACCTGAGCCATGCCTTCATCGATGTGTTTTTGTGCATCGAGCACCAGTCTACCGTTATCAATAATTTTGCTGGCAACATGAGAAATAGCCTTAGATCGTTCGACTTCGGTTTTAAGTTTTTCATCTCCTGTTTCACAGTCTTCCAGGCGCTGGATCTGATCCATTAATGAATTATTCAGGTCGATGAGTTTATTTTTCATGCTGTTGTCTCCTGTTGATGCTGTTTTAAAATTTCAATCAGGTGCAGTGCCTGTGATTCTGCGTCATCTAGTGCGTTGTGATGAGTGCCAATACGATTCATTGAGATATTGGGGAACAAATTTTTAACCGTCTGGTAACATCGGTTGTTGTAATATTTCCAGGGTAGGGGTAAGCCGCATTTTTGATGGGCGTTGGCTAATATGGTGTTATCAAAATCAGATCCATTGCCCCAGATAACTGGATGTTCACAGGCGTCATACAGCCAATTACTTAGTTTGATTAAAACGTCAATTAATCGGGGTGCATCCAGAGTTATTTCGGCTCTGGCGTCGTCTTCTTGTTTTAACCACCATTTTATAGTGCTGGCGTCGATGCTTAGCCCTTGATCGATACAGCTTTGCAAATCGACTCGGCTGTAGAAGGTGTCGGTAACGCCGTTATTTATATCAAAACGAACCATGCCGATAGATAGAATAGCTGCATTGGCTGTTTGCCCCATGGTTTCAATATCGATCATGAAATTTTCGGTTTGTATTCTCATGATAATTTCCTCAGTTTTAATTCCAATATGGCCAGTGCATTCCAGGCTGTATGCGCAGCGTGTAATAACTCGGTTTCTTCATCATGGTCATGGCCTGAAAATTCTTCTAACATGTGCCTGAGCATGGCGTCTGTGTATCGGTTTATACCGTTTTCGACGTCCATCCAGCCATTATCCGAATACTTATTGGCTCCAAAAGTACCCACTGCGCTTACTGATTTAAGGGCGTGAGAGAATCCCTTCAGTACAAGTCCTGCACGTATTTTTCCCTGGTCAAGCTTTGCACCTGGTTCATGCTGCTTTAAACCAGATGGATCGGCGGGCGGGTCTTGAACGATGTTTGTTTTAATAATGGGCTGCATGGTTTAGTTATCCTGTAAAGTTAAGCTCGTAACGTGAGCAAATCGACCGGTTCCCGATGGAGGAGCTAGTGATGCTAGATGTACATCGTGCCGGTTGCAGGTGTTAATCCACACCGCCTGCTGGTGGTGCGATATGGCATCGCTTGAAGTCGTATTATTGTTCATTGTTGTGTAATCAGTTCCTGTGCTATTTCTCGCATTTGAATAAATGCGTTTGCGACCGGAATGGGTGGCTCGGCATTAGTTGCTATCGAGTCGGTTTGGGTTTGTGCCAGGTCAATAATTTGCTGTAGCTTCCAGTTTTCGTCGGGTGAGTTTTGATTTTTGGAGTCTTGCTTTTGATTGGTATTAGTCATGGTTTTATCCTGCTGTAATCTATTCAAAATGGAATATTTTTGAGCTTTAACGGCGGGTGAGGGTAATGGTTCATGTCTAGTCTGGATTTTTATCAGGTTAAGTCCTTCATCGCTCAGTAAATAACGGGAGTACCTATTTCTGGTGATTAAGCCGTCGCGTTTTAATTCGCAAATTGTGTCTATAGCCTGCTTTTTGGTTTGACCCGTTCTCGACGTTGTTTTGTCGTATATTTCCATTGAATTTAACGGCGCGTTTTTTGCTAGCGTGTGCAAAATAATGGCTTTTTTGCTCATGCTTGCTTGCCTTGTAATAGTTGTGTCTGTTGATGGATTTCAAGCATGGATTGCTGTTTCAGTTCGTGTTGATAATGCATTGACATAGGGTGAAATAAATTCGGTGTTACATTGTGCGTTAAAGCCGATCCGTCTGGTTTAACGGTTGCTACATGAATGTCGATCTGTTCATTGCAATAACTGAATGATATGCCCACCACATAATCACACTTAACGTGATTGAATGCGTCAAATTTTTTGCGTGTTGTGAGCTGGTGTATGATGCTCATTGACTTATTCCGTTGCACTGTTGCTGGCCTGGTGCGTAGTCGTTTATTCCGTAGTGCCTGGCTTTGTTTCTTAATTTCTTGATGGCTTTTCTCTCGATAGATTGAATGTAACCGGTCGAGCAATCGCACATGTCTGCTAGCTCAATTGAGCTCAATGATTCGCCCTGTTTGCTGATGCTGCATAAGACACTGAGGGCTATATCTACGTTGACTCGATTATCTTTTTTCATGGCTACTGCGCCGGTTTTGTGCTGTTTATGATGCCTTCTAACTGCTCGGCATACTGGCGCGTCAATCGATTGCGTTCTGATATTTTTAACCATGTCAGGTATGGCACCTCGTTTGCTTCGTCCATGCTGATCGCTGGCAACACAGGCCGCGCCGGAATTTTTTTCGACAGGTCGACTGGTACAGTGATTATTTTGGTGGGAGTTGTACATGCGACACTACCAGTTATTATCAAGCTGATTACGGTTATTTTTAGCCAGTTGTTGCTTTTCATTGAGCGTTTCCTTTCGGTGTTTTTGTGCGATTTTGTGAGCCGTCTTGTCTGCCTGTGCATGTGCTTCATTGACCTGTTTGGAGATGTCTGCGTCTTGTTTTGCCTGGTCGCGTTCAGCTGTTGCCTGTTTTGCTCTGGCGCTGAAATAAAAAGCCAGTGCTACTGATGCCGCCGCAATTATTCCCGCGATTTTTTTTAGCCAATTCATCATTCTGGCTCTCTTTTGCTGTTAATTGGGCTGGTGGTTTTTGTTCTCAGGTATGCCTGTCCCACGCTCAGTATGACCAGTGCAATACCGTAGGTTTTGGCGTCCATCAGGTTTTGCAGTTGTGGCAGCAGTGCCACCGCTGTGCCGACCATGCCGGTTAATGCCGCCATATCGAGCGTGCGTGATTGCTTGATAATGCCGTTATATTTAGCCATGTTTTCCACCTGTCAAAATGTTAGTCGGGTCGATGATTTTGCCGTTTTTCTTAACTTCAAAATGAATGTGGTCGGTTATTTCTGGATAGATGCTGGACAGTTGCTGGCTTGAGCCAATGGGCTGGCCTGTCTCGACAACCGTGTTGATAAAAACAACGGGTTTTACATAGAAATAACGCAGATCATTATTTTGATCGTCGGTGATTTGCACATAACGCAAATGCCCTTTTTTTGGATCATCGGCTGGGTATGGATAACCGATTTTTGTCACGGTGCCTGGACGCAGGGCGCAGATGATCGAGTCGGCATAACAGGAAAGGTCAATGCCCTTGTGTTTACGGTTACCGCGTGGTGCTCCAAAATAACCGGCACCCTGTTTATCCTGCCCTCTGGCGGGCGGCTGGATTAATAACTGGTAGTTGTGTAAAAAGGGGTGATTCATCATGTGTTTACTGCAGCTTGTTGGTTAAGAATGGCTAGCTGGTCGATGAGGTTGTTTACCGTGTTTTTGGCGCGTTCGGTTCCGCTATCGTCTATAAAATCTTTTCTAGCAATACGTGTTTTAAGCGTATTAATATTCGCTTGAACATTATTAATATTCCATTGAAGTGTGGAAAGTCGATTATCCTGTTCGGGTGAGCTCATGCTTCTATTCCTGATGGATTGGCGGCGTGAAGTGGGATAACGTTTGACGTGGTCGTTTTTTTTAGTTGCTCTAGAGCTTTGTAAAAACCTGCTTTTCTTAGCATGAATTGCTCGAAACTAAGGTATTTAATTGGTGGATTGTCAGGGTGTTTTTCGTTTCTGGTTTTGGCGCGTGAATTGAATTCAGCGATACGGTTATTATTACGCTCGGTTTCTGCTGACCGGCGTTGACGTTCCAGTTTATAGCGTCGGTTGAGTTCGATGCGTGCCATGTCCCTGGCGCAATCAAATGACAAGTGTTTGTCATCCTGCATAAATTGCTCAGTCAGGCTGATGGCCAGTTCAGCATCTGCGTTGTAGTCAAATCCGCTGTCGCATTGGTATTCTGGGTTATGTGATTGCATTTTTCTCTGCCCTTTTTGAGTTGATGGGCAAAGTATAAACAAAATGGTTACTAAAACAAGAGCTAAACAGCCAAAATGGTTATAAATATAACTATTAAATATATATTTACTATAGCTTTTATCTATTTAATAGAAAATAATTTGCAGGAAGCAGGAAGCAGGAAGCAGGAAGCAGGGTTTACAGCACGATAAATGCTTCTATCGCTTTTCCAATTATTTTGAATTTATCTGTAATTAGAGGGTATTGATGATTAAGTGGTTTTAGATAGTGTTTGTCGCCGTCTATAACGAGTTGTTTAAACGTGGCGATGTTTGTCCCTTCTACGAGAGCCAGCGCAAAATCTCCGCTGATTGGTATCTGTTCCGGGTCAATGATGATGGTCATGCCGTCAGGGAAAGACATTCCTGATGATGTTGTCATCGAGTCGCCTGATATTTTTAGTGCAAATGCGTTGTATGAGTGGTCTGTACTGCAGGAAATCATAAATTCACCTTTCCTTGGACTATTATTTTTATGGTGTTTGTCTAAATTGCTTGCCGATTCTATTGATAGTAAAGGGACTTTATTGTTTGGGTTGCTGACAATATCACAATTATCTGCAAAAGAGGATTGATCTAAATTATTTAACTGTTCGTTAATTCTTGAATTGTTATCCAGCCAGTCGATTGATAGTTTTTCTGCGACCAGGGGTTTTTTATCACCTGGGACGCGCCCTCTTTTTATCCAGTGATTTAAGTTTTGCCCTGTTTTTTCTCCTATTTCCAGCGCAAATTGTCGTTTAGATTTGTATCTAATCGCTATTTTTCTGACCATTTCGGCCACGAATTCTGAGTCAGTTATCATAAACATAGAGTTTACACCTGACGTGGAAATATTAAATATAACTGTTTTGGTTGTAAAGTATAACCAAAACGGTTATATTGTGCATACCATGACAGCATTATTAAAAGCAATCGAATACTTTGACGGAAATCAGGCTGCATTAGCTCGCGCCATTGACCCTGAATTAACATCAATGAGCGTGTCCCACTGGAAAAAAAGAGGGGTGCCAATGCGCCGCGCCGTGCAAATTGAGCGTGTAACGGGTGGCACAGTAACAAAAGAGCAGTTATGTCCTGAACAGTTTGGTATTGCATCATGAATATCCGCCAGCATACCGGGGCGTTGGTTTACCTCCTTTTTCAGCGCCTGTATGCCGTTTGTCCTCCTTGCGAGCTTGAACAACTCGCTTTTTCCCCGGTTCGCGCCTGTGATTCTTTTAATTAACAGAATAGGTGAGTTGGTATGTACTCCGATCCTACAAAAATTCGTTCTCATGTTACAAAACTCCGCTTTAGTGATGAAGAAGAAAGATTGATTGAAGCCTGGGTGAATTACACCGGAGAGCAAAAGGCCGTTCTTCTTCGTGACATGGTTCTTGCTGGTGCTGCATCAGCTATTGGATTAAATACTACTCCTGTTTATCAGGCCGTTGAAGTTACTCAACAGGCGCTTTCAAGTGTCGGTTAAGGCGCGTTTGAGGGTCTATACAGTGCCTATTGAGGGCCCTAACAATTGACCAAAGTTAAAATCACCCCTTTTATAACGTCCTTTAGTGATCAGGAAAAAGCATTGATTGATGCTGTCGCTAATGAGCGTGACATTACATTTGATGATGCTGTATCTCAGTTGGCGTCCGAAGAGATAGCGCGCCGGATTAAAAAAAATACCGGGCGTAATCCTGCTTCGAATGTGCGAAATTTCAGGTAGGGAATATGATGGCTGAGTTTGTACCCAATTCATTCCAGGTGCCGAACAGAATTGTCGATGAAATAGCGGGTAAGGTTTCGGCAAAAGCATTTGCCTGTCTGATATTTATCATTCGTAAAACACGGGGCTGGCATAAAGTAAAAGATTCTATTCCTTTCACCCAATTTAAGCAGTTTTTAGGCACAAAAGACGACAGAACGGTGCAGAAATTATTATCAGAACTGGAGGTTATCGGGCTGATAAGTGTGCGTAGAATAAACGGTAAAATGAATGAATATTCGATGGGGGAATTGTTCAAAAATGATCATCAACCACCCACAAATAATGCACCTGCATTAAATGCCACCACCCACAAAAAATGTAGTACACCGCCCACAAAAAATGTGGGTGCCACCACCCACAAAAAATGTGGGTCATCAAAAGACACTACAAAAACAACTATTCAAAAACAAAGTAATATGGTCAAAACAGGTGAAATACCCTTTGATCAATTCTGGTCAATCTTTCCAAAAAAGGTAGGTAAAGAACCTGCTGAAAAATGCTGGAATAAGCTATCAGCAACAGACCAACAATCAGCACTAGAAAAATTACCCACTCAATACCAGGGCACACAAAAACAATACATTCCAAATCCATCGACTTATCTAAACCAAAAGCGGTGGAATGACGAAATAATTAACCAGGGCAAAAACCATGAATCAGCCAGCAAAAAACCCAGCGGAGATTTTAGCAAAGTACAAACCGACGAAGGGTTCCTCCGTGATTACGCATGACGAATATTTAAAGCAAACGGCTGCTATTTCAAGTCAGGTTATACAGCAGGCTAAATCTGATGTTGCACAAAGCCAGCAAATAATCATTGAGAAAGCTGTGCAACGTGCTGGTATTCCTGAGCGATTTATCTGCAAAGCATTTGACAGCTATCAGGCAACCGCAACTGACAGCATGAGAGCAAAAAAGATATGCCAGCGATACGCTGATAATTTTACTGATGTTCTGAAGAAAGGTGTGTGCATGGTTTTAACAGGGCAAGCAGGCACGGGTAAAACGCATTTGGCAATATCTATACTCAGTCAGGTTATCAACAATGGAAACACGGGGCTATTTATTACCGTTTCAGAAATGCTCAGGGCTATACGGGGTACATATTCTCCAGCCAGCAAAAAAACAGAACAGCAGGTATTTGATGATTTTATCCTGGCTGATTTGCTGGTACTGGATGAAGTGGGGGTGTCGATCGGTGACGATGAAAAGCGTAAGGCTATCATATTTGACGTGATTAATGGTCGCTACAATCGAATGAAACCAACCATTATTTTAGGTAATTTAACGCCTGATGAAATGGAGCAATACCTTGGGTTTAGAGTATGGGACAGGATTAAGGAGTCAGAAGCTCCGGTGATATCGTTTGACTGGGGTAGTTACCGCAGGAAACAGGTGCAGCCATCATGATCGAATTTAAGAAAATAACAAAACGCCAATGGAAATCAGTATGCGGGTGTTATCTGATACTGGCCACCGGTAAGGATGGTAGTTACCTGTATTCGGCCAGCTATAAAGGCATTGATGATAAATACGAGCAGCTTGGTGTATATGCTAACGGCACACCAAAGCAGAATGCAGAGCTAGCAAAGGCAGCTTGTGAGTCGCACAAGGTAAAACAGGGCTGAACCGATGATCGCCCATCAATATCACCCAACCTGCAAAGCTAACAGTTGCCCGCTACTGGCAACCGAGGTAACAGACTACTGGCCGAAGGAAAAGAAGCGCGACCCGAAGTTTCCAAGATGGGGGTTGTGTAGTTACCATTATGGTCAAGAACCTGCAGAATGGGCTGAGATAACACGCCGCATTATTCAGCACCAGACCACGTTGCTGCTGCTACAAGGTGTCAGCAATATCACTGATCAACTGATTAAGCCATTGGCTGGTGAGCGAGTGGAAGAATGGATGGGCAGAGTGGGTCGGCATTATAAAACCATACTGTTGCAGCAGCAGCCAGCAGCACCTGACCTTACAGCGTTCGAATCACTACACAGTCTGCTTGATATAACCAGGTCAGCACCATGATTGTGTCAGAAATAAAAAAGGTACTTCCAGCCATTTTCATCCAACACGGGCACAAGACTCGTGGGTTTTGTGCAGATTTAGTTTGCCTATGGACTTCCTTACTCTTTCATTGGTTAGTTGTTTACTGATGGGTCGAGTGGTTAACAAAAAGGAATTGTCTGAAATCATCGGGGTTAGTGAGCGAACTTTGACCGATTGGCAGGACAAAGGAATGCCAATTAAGGTTGATGCTGGTCGAGGTAAGTCAAATGAATATGACACTCAGGATGTGATTGAGTGGCGAGTTCAGTTTGTGTCTTCCGGTTATCAGAGAGAGTCGGCAAAGGATAGGCTGGATAGATTAAATGGAGATTTAAAAGAGTTAGAGCTGGCGGAAAAATCAGGGATGTATGTGATGGCTGATGATGCCGAGTGGGCTCTTGAAAGTGTCATTCTTTCAGCTCGATCTGAACTGATGCGATTGGCCAGAAAATTAAAAAAACATTTAAAGAGAAACTATGAACTCGATTGTGAACTCAAGGAGCTTCAGGGTCTTACAAACCCCGTCCTCGCCCGCCTGGCTGAATACTCGTCAGACGATGAGGACGAGGATGAGGAAGGCTTTGAAAAAATGGTCGCCTCCTGAAGATATTAGCACCAGAGAATGGAACGAAAAATATAGAATGCTGACAAAGCTGGAATCGCCAGATCATGCTGGAAAATTCGATATGATGAATATTCCATGGGCAATTGGTATTTGTGCATCAATCGACGATCCAGAGGTCTGGAAAGTAATCAATATGAAATGTAGCCAGCAGGCGTGGACTAGTGGCCCAGTTATTGGGTATGTCATGAAAAGGATTGATGTTGACCCATGTTCTATAGGAATTATGTTTTCTAAGGCGGGGGAATTTGACGGTTTTATTGAGGAAAAATTGGCACCAGCAGTCAAGGCTACACCGAAATTAAAAGGAAAGATTGATGTTAGTGTTAGTCGAAAAGCAGGTAATAAAAAGAATTTTCGTAACTTTCCTGGTGGGTTTTTAAAGTTAGTCACATCAAACTCACCAGCATCTGGTAAAAACTCGACGTTAACAGTCGCAATCATTGAAGAGCCAGATGATGCAAACGCCAATGTTAAAGGGCAGGGTGATGCGATTAAAAACTTTGAAGAGCGAACAAAACAGGTTGAAGACAGAAAAGTTATCTATGGAGGCACGGCCACAATAGATGGTTTATCTGCCATTCAAACCGCTTACGAAGAATCTGATAAAAGTAAATTTTATATTCCGTGCCATGATTGTGGAGAGTCTCACCCCCTCGATTTTTATAATGTAGTGTGGGATAAAGACAATGAAACGGTGCATGAAATATACGGAAGAAGCAAACCAGAAACAGCGGTCTATGTATGTCCTCATTGTGGGTCAATATGGGATGACGAACAAAAATGGAAGAATGTTCAGTCTGCTGTTTTTACAGAAAATTATGGGTGGAAAGCAACGGCTGAATTCAGAGGCATCAGGGGTCATGCCGGTGTAGGTGAAATTTATCTAAATGGCAATAGCTCAAGAATGGAACGACTGGTGGAAAGATACCTGGAAGCAAAGCACAAGCTGGCTCAGGGAATAGATACCTTCTGGATATCATTTGTTAACAATTGCCTGGCACTGGCCTATAAATACGAAAGCAATAATGCAGAAGCTGAAACGCTTGAGCAAAGGGCGTTAGATTACCCAGAAATGCAAGTGCAGATTGGTGGATTAAATATTACCATAGGTATCGATGTGCAAGATGATCGCTTTGCTGTCTGTATCAGGGCATGGGGCAAAAATGAAGAAAGCTGGCTGGTGTATTGGGGTGAAATATACGGCGTAGTCCATGACATAAAAGACCCTGTATGGACGGAATTAGAGCAGCTGTGCTTCCAGCCATTCAAGCATGTTAAAGGGTTTGACATATTTGCTCAGGCGCTAACCATCGACTCATCAGACGGTGGTACAAACGACATGGTTTATACCTGGGTAAGGGCCATGAAGAAAAAATATTCTCATGTGCTTATCATGGCAGGAAAAGGATCAACTGATCAAACTGATAAAGAAATATTTTCAACGCCCAGCGAAAGATCAATAGATCATAAATCGCCGACAAAAGCATCAAAATATGGGTTGAAGGTTTATATAATTGGAACCCTTAAATCAAAGGATCTGCTGTATAAAAGGCTACAGCTGGAGGGTAATGGGGCAGGGCGGATGCACGCTTATAAGACAGTTAGGAATGACTATTTTAAGCAGCTAAACAGTGAAGTAAAAGCACCATCACCTACTAACAGAAAAAAACTAGTTTGGCAGAAATACTCTGGCAGACGACTCGAAGCTCCAGACACAGAACGCTATGCCCTTCATGCGGCACGGGCTAAAAAGCTGCACTTAAAAACACCAGCGCAATGGGATGATATCGAGCATCAATTGCAACAAGTGGATCTGTTCAGCGCTCCAGCCGTTTCTCAAGAAACCAATAACAATCAAACAGCGGATAATGATCCGTATGGAAATGTAGATATGTATGACTCAGTAGGGGGTAACGATGGCTGGCTCTGAAAATTTAGGCGACATCATCTATGAAGAAATGTTCCAGGCCGCCAAAAAACTCGGAATAGATCTCAGTCGTAACCGGTTGCACGATTTTGCCCTGGTTGTTGATGACGGGGTTAAGCGTCGATGTGGGTCAGAACGAGTTTATGTTCCTGTTGAAAGAAAAGATATTCGCAATGAAAGAATTTGCAAATTAAAACTGGCAGGAAAGACATGCCGAGAAATTGCAAATAAAGAAGGTATGTCTAAAAGCCAGGTATTTACTATCTGTCAGCAATATGGAGTTTAGTAAATAGTGATCCTGTCCGGTTTTCTGCCTAAAAACCGGACAATAAATCAGTTATAAATTCACATCAAGTTCACTGTTGAGAATATTGATGTCGATCCACGCTGCTTTAGAGCAATACATTCACTTTACCCTTCTGTCATTAATTGCTCTGTTTATATTCTTTGTTGTTTTGGTGGAGTTAAAAACAGAGTTTGAAAATACAAAATACTACCCCGTCATAAAAGTCCTATTTGGTGTTCCATTTTTAATAGCAGATTGTTTGATGAACTGGGTATTTGTACCTCTATTTTTAGACCTGCCAGCACATCCCTTTGAGCTGGTAACCGGCAGAATGACCCGCTACAAAAAATTACAATCGAATCGACCATGGAATTTATCTAGACTTAAAAAATGGCGTTTATCTTTTGCGATCTGTTTATGCAATCACCTCAACCGTTATGATGCAGGGCATTGTTAATGAAATTACCTGAAACAGAAACACTTATTCGCTTATGTAGTCCGGGCCTACTTCGGTGATTTACGAACAGAAACAAAATCACGTCATGAAACGATAGATGATAAGCCTCGGCCTGAATCCATTCTAACCACACTGTTTAAAAGAAAATGATAGCTCTAATCGATCAATATTTTAGCCTGGTCATTACTGCAATGATCTATTTGTTTATCGCGTTTGTTTTCGTGATGAAAGTTAAACACAGGGTAGTCGGCACTAAATGGGAATTGCCTGGGAAGATATTCCTTGCTTTGCCTTTTGTTGTCTTCGACTGGTGGGTAAATATTTTATTAATACCTTTGTTTTTAGATGCTCCGGGAAGCTTTACTGAACTGGTTACAGGAAGGATGAAGCGATATAAGAAACTCAAGGTTTACAGTCATTCATCCAGAATAATTAAGTGGCGCTTTATGTTCGCTGTCTGGATATGTCAAAAGTTAAACCAACATGATAAGGACCATTGTTAGTGGAGTTTTTAAACGCCATCAATCTTGAACAGCTCGGTACTGCTGGTTTATTTATCGCGTATTTAATCTGGCAAAACAGGTTAATGGCTCGGGTGATTGATAAAAAAGAAACAGAGTGTATGCACTGGCAGAATAAAGCTTTTGATGTATCTCGTGACTCTCAAAAAGAAATGTTTGAATCCGCTCAAATATTTGAAAAAACACTCGAGGCGTTAAAGAGCTAGTTATGTTTTCGATCTTTAAAAAGAAGTCTCAGGCTGAAAAGCATATTGAAGACAGAGAGTTTAATGAAAGTGAAACGCAGCGAATAGAGTCTAAAAAATTAATGCGTGAAAACCGTAATAAACTAAATGAATTTCTTGATGAGTTAAAACAAAAAGAGCAAGTGCATCATGGGTAACTGGATTACAGAAATTGGTAACAACGCAATAACGATTACAGCTTTGTACTTAACCTGGCGGTGTTGGGTCTGGTATTTCCATGGTGAATTAAGCTCATTTGCTGAAAAGATCGTGGTGACAATGGGTGTAATGTCCTTTGCTGTCGCTGTCTGTGTTGGCTGGTGGGGTGTAGCAATATATCTTGCAACGCCTCCAGATCATTGGCATGTGTGGTTCGTGGAAAATAAATGGGCCATGACACTACCTGTTTCAATTGCTTATACCTACGCAGCAACTAGATTCACACAGTACATAGACGGATTTAACTCAGTAAAAGAACACATGATGTTCATAGGCGTTTTCTTTTTAGCTGCTGGGGTTAGTTTGCTGTAATGCCTTATATCACTAAAACAACTTCTTTTTGCAATACATCACAACAGTACATACATCCTGTAGCTATACCTGTGCATGATACTGGTGATCTAGTTATAATGTTTGTGTCTATTGATTCAGGGTTTATCGATGGAGCTATAACTGACTTTACTCAGGAGATAGTTGAAACGCAAGGGCCAGAACTATACTGTTACTCTCATGTGGCAGGCGCTACGCCAATAACTGAAACTACTATTAATTCGCTTAACAATACTTACGTTGCTTATTATATAGCTATTATTAAGGGGGCTCCTGCTACAAACTTTATTGACAGTTATTCTCTAAGAGGTAATGCTGGCAATAACGCTCCTATTGATGCTCCTGGCGTTACAACTACTACAGATAATTGTCTAGTTCTGTCCTGTCTTGGAGACTGTGGAGGTAATACTATACCTTTGCCTGAAGTGAGTAGTTCTGCTTTAGGTTATGCTAATAATAACAACTACCATCATGGAAGTTCTTTTTCTGCGCGATATCAGATAACTGCCGGAGCAACAGGAGACTTCCTCTATTACTCAGCTGCTCAACCTAATCCCGGAGCAATAACAGTTGCTATTAAAGATGACGGTACAAGCAAGATAGCTGCGTATAAAGATATAAATAATCCCGCTGCAATTCTTTTAAACTCTTTTAATGCTGCAAGTTTTGCGGGTATAGACGGAACTGATAGAAGCGTAAATATTACTGCTGATGCAACTGGTAGTAATCTTATCCCTGATATAGACGGAAATGCTACACATTCAGTAGAAGCTGACGGTCAATTGGTTAACTCTAACGTTAGAAATGAACAAGAATATGGTTTTACAGGTACTCGTTTACAACAACAAAGCCTATCTACTTATAACGAAATTCCTTTGATTGGAGCGTTTACAATAGACTCTCTTGATCTTACTGATGAAATAATACTTTTTCGTTTTATAATTGATGCCGGTAACAAACTTCCTTACAACAAAGGAGTATGTTCTCTCATAGTATCAGATGGTAATGGTTCTATGCTTTGGGCAGCTAATGGTACAGAGGTTATGCCTAACACTGTGAAAAGTTATTTCAGCCACTTGATCCAGATGCCAGACTCAAGCAATGTATCTACCGGATATGAGTTACAAGAATATGGCACTTTTGATAGAAGTGCTGTAACAGTTATAGGTGTAGGTGTTAGACCTAATAGCTCCTATTCTGGCATTAACATGAGCCCTCTTTATCTCCTAAGAACGCTTACTGTTTTAGGGGGGTATATTGGAGGCGAGCTGAGCTTTTTAGATGCCTACACCCTAGCTCAGCAAAACTTACTATACACAATAGAATCGCAGAATACCCAATCTGTAGGGCAGTTTTACTGTATGCAAAAGATAAGGATAGGGAATGGCGGCACAGATGCAGTGGTATGGGATAGTACAGGACAGTCTATTGAATTTCCCATTGCTGCAAATATATCCGAACTAAAAGTACAATCACAAATTAACCCAGCTACTCTCGGTATAGAGTTTGATTTTGGTACAGGTAATTCAGCCATTATAGATGCCAATACCTATAACATGGGTGATTACCACGTATTTGAACTAACTAGTGGGGATATCTCTACAAATGGTGTTCTGGTTCTAAATGGCACAGTTGTTCTTCATCCATTAGATAATATTCTTAGCGGACTGACATTTTCCGCGTGTAAAGAGATTACTCATAATAGCACTGATATGACTAGCGGTGTTGTTATCTCAAACTGTGTTGATGCTCAAGCAATTACAGTTACAACTGAGACTGATTTTGAAAAGCTACACAACTGTACGTTTAGCGGTAATTCAGTAGCAATAAAAATAACGGGCGATCAGTCTGGAACATGGACTGATCCAAATCTTACAGTGTCTGGCAACACTTATGATATTGAATATACAGGTACAACAGATTTTGAGATTCAATCAGCTACTAGCCTGAGTGTGCATGATGGTACTAACGGCGTACCCGGAGCAG